TGCTGCTGCTCTCGGTCGTGCTGCTTTTAAAGGCGTAAAGAATATTGGCGCCAAAGTTGGTGGTATGTTCAAAAGAACACCAACGGTTGCAGCGCCAACTACAACTCCAACAATGCCCACTGGTGCTGCGACTTCAACGCCAGCACCTCCAGTAGAAGCTGCTAAAAAAGCAGCAGAACAAACAGCAGGTGCAACTGCTCAAAAGGCTGCTGAAAAGGGTGGAACTGCAGCTGCGGAAACGGCAGCAAAAACTGGAGCAAAAACTGCTACTAAAACGGCAGGTAAAACTGTTTTGAAATCTGCACTCAAAAAGATTCCAATTATTGGCGCTCTTGCAGGATTAGGATTTGGCGCCCAACGTGCATTGTCTGGCGACTTAACAGGAGCAGGTCTTGAAGTTGCTTCTGGATTAGCAGGAACACTTCCTGGTCTTGGTACTGCTGCATCAATAGGAATTGACGCTGGATTGGCTGCACGTGATATGGGAATGTTAGGTAAAAGTGCAATGCCAAATCCAGTTAGAACAGACATTCCTGGTACAATTATGGAGCGTACTAGTGCGAATATGCAAGCTGCACGTCAAACAGCACCTCCAGTAATTGTAAATGCGCCATCAACACCACCAGCTGTACCGCCACCAGCACCACAACCAAAACCATTCAGTGCAACTCCAACAGTTCGTAATCCTGATGATGCTTTCATGCGCGCAACATATAAAGACTTTTATCACCCATCTTCATTGTACAAATAAAAAGGGAGGCTTTCGCCTCCCTTCCATACAACCAACTCGGATTGGTGTATTAATCTTCAGCCAACTTTCCGAAGAAAGCCATTGAATCGTCGTCATCAGTGGCTGCAACGCCGACATCTTCATCAGCCAGTTCGAGATCTTCAGCCTTCGACTTTGCACGCGCAGCGGCAACGCCATCAAGACCAAGAACGCGATCCAACTTTGACTTCAATTCATCATAAGACTTGAAGTGCTTTGGATCGAGGAATTCCTTGAGAGAATATTCCGCTTTCCAAACCTTCTCAATCTTATCATCATCGCCGTCAAACAACGGAGACGGATTATCAAACTCAGACTTATCGTAGTTACGATAGCCTTCAACCTTGCGGATCTTGAGTTTGAAGTTTGCACCTTCCCAGAAGCTGAACGGATTGACAGCCTTCTCATCTTCAAATTGCGGCTCGATCTTTTCCTTGATCTTATCAAAGATTTTCTTGCCGTACTTGTAGAGGAAAACTTTTCCTTCGTTGGCAGGATTTGCAGTATCCTTAATGACAAGAACGTTTGAGATATAAGTCAGACGACGCTTCTGCTTGCGAGCAATTTCCTTGTTCGCTTCAATGCCAGAGTTCCAGAGTTGAGTGTTATACTCAGAAACGGGATCCTTCTGACCAAGAGTCGTCAAACTGTTCTCAATGTACCAGCCACCAGGACCTTGGAAGCCATGACTGAACACTTGAACCCACGGCATACCATCTTCCCCATCAACAGCAGGGGCGTCAAGAAAACGAATGACTGCGTAGCCATTACCAGCAGCATCAACTTCTGGTTGCCACAAACGTTCATCTTCTTTTGAACCACTGTTCTTTGTGGTCGATTCGAGTGCTCGAGCGAGCTTGCCAAGAGAGGAGTTCTTCTTGAGCGCAGATAGATTAGACATATGTATTACCTCGTATATTTTGTATTAACAGTATTAATTGTATCCACAATATCATAACAACAATAGTATATATTAAACCGCGACAGGAGTCAACTCCTTCTTGATCATGAATTTAAACATACTATCATTCAACGGAGCATAAGCAAAAAAGAATGGCTTATACTTATTGAATTTCTTGTAAAGATCACTCCAAATAAAGTCATCTTCAATCTTCGTATTCCAACGATCAAACAACTTAATTGCGTGATCTAATATGATTAGTGAATCCAGATTAATTTCCTTTTGCATGTATAGATTAAGAAGTTCAGGGAACTGCCCATCCTTACAGCGTAATGAATCACCAAAGTTAATCTGTTTAAGTTTGTTTAGATCTTCGTTAAAATTTTCAGCGCGTGCAGATTGCCAATTTTTCCAATCTTTAAAAAGTTGTTTTGCTTCGTCTTTGAGTAGTTCACTTATCCAGTTTTTATCTTTATGAAAGAAGTTCACTGCATAGAAATATGGCAGTTCACCTTCATCATACATTCGTGCTATTCTGTGAAATGAGTATTTGTCTTTTCGTAAATCAAACGTTTCAATTGTGGTTCGCGATTTGCCGTTGTATTGAAAATAGTCGAAGTGATCGTTAGTGAAATGTAATCTCACCGACATGTAACAAACATAGGCGTCGTAGCCATTCATATTGGCAATCTAGATGACCTTTGTATGAAGCGTAACGTTTGTGCTTCGACTTCAATTTTAGATTTTAGATTTTCGTTGATCAGGCTTGCAGCGACCTCAACCTCAAGACCACTTTCTTCACAGTAGTGAGTAATAGCGTCAATTAGGCTCAGATTCATTTTACTAGCCATTTCTTCTATCATTATACAGAAATTGTTCTTTTCTTCTCGAGTAGCCATCAGCTTGGACCAAATACTTCGTTAATGACGCGATTCACTTTGATGAATTTACCTTTATGATAAAGTTGATATAGATCTTCGGCACCAACATAAGTACAGGCTGAGCGGATTCCACCCAAAAGATTTTTTACTGTATTGGAAACTTTGCCGCGATACGTTATGTATACTTCTTTACCTTCACTGGCGCGATAATCAGCAACACCACCATTGTGAAGTTCTTGTGCAGCCTTTGAAGCCATACCGTAGAACGGAATCTTACTTGCATCTTTAATGTTATCTCGGAACCCTGGCGGCAAACCTTCTTCATGTGCCGCAAACATACCACCAATCATGACGAAGTGCGCACCAGCAGCAAATGCCTTGGCTACATCTCCAGGGCAGGTACATCCACCGTCAGACATAATGCGACCACGCGCTGACTCTGCTGCATCATAGCATTCAAGAACGGCAGATAATTGCGGATAGCCAACACCAGTCATTTTACGAGTCGTGCAAACTGATCCAGGACCGATACCAATCTTAACGATATCCGCACCAACATCAATTAACGATTCAACTGCTTCTGGCGTAACGACATTTCCTGCAATCAATCCATACTCTGGATAATTCTCAGCAAATTCTGCAACAAAATCTAAAAACTTAGAGGTGTAACCGTTTGCAACATCCACACAAACAGCGCGAGGAAGGGGAATGTCGTTATCAACACAGTGAGCGTGGAATTGAGTGAACTTATCCAGATCAGTATTGTTAGCGCCAAGAGAATAAATTGCATACGGTGCTACGTCGCGCTCTGCGTCATAGAAATCAATAAGTGCATTTAGAGGATAGTGTTTGTTCAATGCAGTGAGGATATTATCGCGACTCAATGCTACAGCCATCTCAAAAGTGCCAACTCCATCCATATTTGCCGCGACAATCGGAACGACATCTAAATCGAAAAAGTCAACCTCAAGATCTACTAACTGTCGCGAGTGTAAATCTGAATGCTTTGGCACTAGAAGCACATCGGCGAAGTCGAGTTTTGTTTCAACATCTATCTTCATATATTACACCTTATTCATAAAATATATGCGCACCAATTTTAACAATGCGTCGCTTATGTTCAGCCCAGAAAGGATTTACATAGTCAGCATGATAGTATAACGCATTACGCAGTTCAGGTAAAGTATTTTTCCTGCCTGCAACAATTTGTTCAGACATTTGATAGATACGTTTCCAGTCGTTATCTTGGAATCTAGCCGAGGAGAGTTTTCGCTGACATACCCAACTAAATTCGCAAGTTGTTTTTCTTTCATACACAACACCGCAAATAGAATCGGCAAAATTTTTGTGCTTCACGCGATTTAAAGTTACTGTTGCGACTGCGAGTTGACCTTGCTTAGATTCACCGACAGATTCATAATAAATGTTATCCGCCAAGCACATAATGCTTTGATTGTCTTTGGAACTCATTATCGATTCAATGTTGTCTTTTATTATGAATTTATATGCAAAGTACATCAATGTCGAAAAGACAATAAGGAATACAACCACATAAGTAAACAGAAAAGAAACAACTTTCTTTCTCAGAAACTCAAAACTTTCTTCATTCATAAATTAATTCTGATAGAACAGATGATTACCAATTTTCTTCACAAACGTTTTAGTGCGAGACCAGTTAGGTTCAACGTAATGAGCGTGAAAGAATTTTGCATCGCCGACAACATTAGTATCTTTTTTCGCAACAAGCATTTGTTGAGAGATTCGCATAGATTCTGTCCAACTTGCGGTGCGAACATTCACTCGTTTTTTACCTTCACATACCCAACTAAACTGGCAAACACCTTTAGCCTTTTGATGAACGACGCCACAAACTGTCTTTGGATATGCTGAACTTCTTACGCGATTCATCGTGACTTCAGCAACAGCAACCTTACCAGCATATGGTTCACCACCTGCTTCGAAGTAAATGTTGCGCGCAAGGCAATCAACTTCTTTCATCAAAGCCTGTTGCTTATCGTAAGATAATTGAAAGAATGCCATTTCGTTATGCATGTACGACATTTCTTCGACAAGACGTGTGTTAACAATCATCTGATGATTGAGAGTGTCCTCTGCCTTTAGATGTGAAGACATTGGGACGTAAATGGCGAAGAAAATAAACGCGAACAATCCACCAACTTTAAGAATGAAATCATGATATTGATCGACAAATTTTTGAACTGCATTCATGATAGTTGCCTCCATTATGCAGTGAATTGATTGAACAATCACTAACTCAATTATGAACGTACAATGCTTTATCTAATTTTTTAATAATTTTAGGTAGTTTACAAAACTTCTCAACATACTCCAAAGCAAAATATCCGTCAGCATTAATTTTACTTTTATCCAAACGAAGTTGTTTTGCATACAACGTTCGAGTGGCAAAATTACCAATATCAATTTTGTTCAATTCAATCTTAGACTCTTGTCTTTCCCACTTAAAGTGATTGTGAAAAAAATCACAATGTATAAAATTAGTATCGTCATCTACTACTGCCAAAAACTCCTGCACAAAGTTTGGAAAGTAGTAGTTATCATCGCTAGTCATAACAAGCCATTCTTCTTTTGCACACTCAATTCCATAATTTCGAGCAGTATGACCCCAATCTTTATTGGGACCATTAAGCATACTAAAACGAATTCTGGTATCATCACCAAACGAAGATGCTATACTTTCAAATCCATCGTGCGGTGCATCAGCAATTACATGTATACTCCAATTTGGATTCGTTTGCGAATACACACTAGAAATCATTCCAAGAAGTTGAAGATTTCTATTGTAGGTTGGAATTACAAATTCAATTTTCAAGGTTTCCTCCAGAAACTGTAGATACCCTTATCAACCTCGTAACGATCCCACATAAATCGTTCACGCATAGGTTGTATTCTAGCCCATTCCCACATACAAGTCAATCCCTCTTTAAGAGATGTTTTGTCGGAATAGCCAAGGAGATCTACTGATTTCTGGTAGGTTGGATGTGAGTATTTCACTTCATGGCGCGGTTCGAGATGTACCGTTACACCTCCACCCATGACTTCTGTAAGAATAGCGTTTGCTTCCTTGATGGTGTATTCTTTCGTTCCACCAAGATTAATAATCTGTTTCGAGCAGTTCTCTTGAACCGCTGCCTTCCACAATCCATCCAAACAGTCATCGATGTAACTGAATGCTCGCATTTGCATTCCATCTCCGAAAATAGTCATTGGAAGATTATTTAAATGTTGCCACATCCAGATACCAAGAACATTGCGGTACTTATCCCAGATGTTTTGTTTGACGCCATACACATTATGTGGGCGAATGATGCACCAATCAAGACCATGTTGCTCGCCAGCGATTTGAATATCGCGTTCGCACGCCATCTTTGCGACTCCATATGGATCTATCGGCATCAAAAGATCTGTTTCGCTGAATGGTGGAGTACCTTCTCCATAAACTGCAAGAGAAGAAGTAAATACAATCCTCTTCACACCATGAGTGATGCATTGATTTACAACTCGTGCGGTGGCAACGAGATTGTTTGTGTAGTTAAAAGAACGAATGAATGGCGAAAGACCTTCTGCGGCATAAGCAGCGAAGTGAAAGACATAATCAAATTTGTAATCTTCAAACAAACGATCAAAGTCGTGTGCGGCAAGATCGAGTTTTGCTAGAGTGACTTTTGGATTTACATTCTCCATATAGCCGCCACTCAAATCATCGATGCCAACAACGTTGACACCTGGTTTGTTTTCAATGATCCAATCTGCTAAACGAGAGCCAAGCAAGCCTGCAACACCAGTAATCAATACGTTCATAAATCCTCCAATTATTTTGATTTATTTATTCTAGATAATACCATCAGGAGTACGAATTTTACTCTTGTGACCGAACTCTTCATCAGTCATAGGTTTAATCAATTTGTTACCACAGTATGTTTCTTTCTTTTTCAAAAGATACAATGTCTTATAAAAGACCAATCCACTGTCACCATATTCCAAAGTCAATTTGTTATAGAAGGTAGTAGAATCGTATGGATATTTGGTCCAACGAAGACTCTTTTGTTTATACAAATAAAAAGAAATTAATCTTTCGTGTATGAATGGGAAATTTATGGTGGGACGACCAAGATGCAGTTTTAATGATGGACCATATGCAAACTCAAACAAATCACGATCATTCTTGATTATTTCCATGCATTCTTCAAAAAAAGAAAACCACTCGTTCCAAAACTTTTTGTTACCAATCCAAAAAGTACAAGTCGAAGTTAAGTCGGGATGAAAACCATCACGATCAAGATCAATATCTAAGTTTAATTTTTTCAATAGCCGACGATTGAATTCTATCAATCCAGGATGAGAGATGTCGCCATTTATGAATGGGTTCTTAAAGGCTGCGGCTTCTTGTATGTGCGGATCAATAAAATAGAGATCATAACCTGGATTCTTTTTAATCCAACGAACGAAGAAAGTGCCATCAGATTTTATCTTCTCTCCCCACTTCCAACTTACAAGACCCCAGTGCGTGTCTTTATCTTCCTTATGTTTCTCGTAAATCTTCTTATGGAGAGGATATTCTCTCAGTTGTGGTTGAGCGTTTTCTGTGTTATCGAACGGAATGAAATTTCGATAATCAAGATTGATTGTTTGCTCTTTGGCGTAATATGATTGATATATTGCAACTTTCATATGAGAATATAAAGTAAGTAAAGAATGGCGAGGTTGCCCTCGCCACCTGACTTTTCTGTTACCAAGCGGTCAACTCTTAGCCATTACTTGCCGTTTGAAATAAAATCATTCAACCGTGTGGCTTTATCCAAAACATCATCCTCAGTAAAATACTTCGGATAATTTGGTTGAGATGGAAGTTGTGTTTTGTTTCCCATTGCTGCGGAGCACAATACTTCCCATTCGCTTTTAATGGTTGAGTGTCGAGTATTAAACTCTTCGCTCAGCATATCTTTTGCGAGTTTTACCAACTCTAGTCTAATTTCATAAGGTGTCATAGTCATTTTCATCTCCTTTGTGTGTTGTGTGTGTTATGACAAATGGTGCGTTTATTCTGTTTCCAAGAAAACCCACCGAAAACTCAGGTAATCTAAATCGGCTTACGCCGCAAGAGCCATGTCGTAATTGCTATCATTTGCAGTTACTATTTTTGCGCTGATTAAGTCAGTCGCCTCACTGGTTGCTGTCAGGTTATTACTTGCCCTGTCGAAGCCAAATTCATCCCCATAAGATAGCCACCACGTACATTGCTGCAGAGGTGATGGGCATTTGGTGGAGATGTCGGGGGTCGAACCCGAGTCCAGAACACTTTTAATTGTCAGTTTACAACCATTGTTTTTATTTAGCCAGCAAGAACTTTCGCTACTGAATTTACAACAGCAGCGATACGACCAATGTCGCGAAGTTGTTCAACTGTGAGACCTTCTTTCTTGAGAGTCTCATAGTGAGCCTTGACGCAGAAGTGGCATTTGCCTACGATTGAGGCTGCGAGAGAATATGTTTCGAAGTTGATCTTCGAAGTGCCACCGTGATTCATAATGCCATTCATACGAAGTTGAGCAGGCAATCCTTTGAGTGCAGGATCACTAGCCATTTCAACGTATGGATACCAAACATTATTTTGAGCCATAATTGCAGCAGCAGTCAACGCAGCATCGGCTTCCTTACGGTCCTCGATCTCTGCGTCGATTGCTGTTGCGAGTCTAGAATTGCCAGCAGCAAACGCTGCGGCAAGTGCACATCCTTGTGCAATCACAGGATCAAGTGTACTGCGAAGAAGAACAGCGTCAAGATTTAACTTTGTATCTTTTGCGTATTCTGGTAAACCTTCTTTAATTACATTGACCCAATTCATTTTATTCTCCTATTAGACGTTCTTTGGTGTTTCCATGCAACGCTCAAAGAGATATCTCTTTGCTATGCGCATTTCTGAATTGTTCAAAAAACCATCACCGTTCTTATCAGCATTATCAAAGAGTGACTTTGTAAGTGTGCAGTAACGATTAATGTCATCAAATGATACTTTGCCATCCTTGTCAAAGTCATACTGTGCCACACGGTCTTGAGCCATTGCTGGCGCAGATAACATAATCAATCCAATGATTAATTTCTTCATTTAAGTTTTCCTTTATTTTGATAGAGTTGCTTCACCAACCTGACGATTGCACTGGCAAAGTTCACCCGTCTGCAAAGCATCGAGGATACGAAGTGTTTCCTCTGGATTGCGTCCGACGTTTAGATTATTCACAGTGACATGCTGAATGATTCCATCTGGATCAACGATAAACGTTGCGCGAAGAGCAGCACCTGCTGGCTTAAAGAACACACCAAGATGATCAACAAGGCTTTCGCTCTCATTGTAGTATGCATCGCTGCTACGAGCAGTATCAGCAAAGAACCAAGATGTAGTTTTCTTAAGATCTTCATGAGCATTCTTCCATGCCAACTTACAGAACTCGTTGTCAGTGCTACCGATCAAAAGAACAGCATCGCGATCAGCGAAGTCCTTGTTCAACTTGTCATAAGCAACGATTTCCGTTGGGCAAACAAACGTGAAATCTTTTGGATAGAATACAATAACTTTCCACTTACCTGCGAAAGATGCTTCTGTAATTTCTTCGAAAGCATTGTCAGGTGTAAGAGCACCAGGCTTCACACCAGTGATGCGGAATTCTTCTAACTTATCTCCAACTGTCTTCATTTTATAACTCCTGTATAACAAAAACCTATACGAAACCTATACACAACGTATATATGAAAAAAAGAACCCTCTATCGCACTTTTTGCGATAAATTAATACTATAGAAACGATTGATAGTGGCTATTAGGCAACCATGCCGTATTCTTCGCGGAGAATCTTCTTATATGGTTTACCTTCAACGATCAACTGTTCGACCAACTTAAGCCGCTCAGAAAGATCTTGAAATCTTGGGTTTTGACTTTGACCGCTGGCGATCTGTAAAGCAATTACGATATCGCGAAGTTCATTTTCACTAATTGGCAGATCCATAATATATTACCTATTTTGAGAATTGATGCGTTCTGTAATATTCATCGATGTAACCTTGCAACTTCTCGCGATAAACTTTAAGATCATCGCCCTTAACAGACATGGTCTGACAGAAGTCCGCAGTATCAACACCGATGATAATGACAACTTGCTCGAAAGGAAGCCCAGTCAACTCGGTGAACATTGTACCGTATGCAACGCCCTGCATAAAGTAATTTTCAATATCTTCCTTTTTCTTAAGACGAACCGAAGTCTTGAAGTCGATAACAGAAAGAACGCCGTTGTATTCAGCAACGCAGTCAACCTGTCCCGCAAGTTTAAGTTCATGAGAAAAGAGTTTGGATTCCAAACAATGAATGTTGTTAATCTTAACTAACTCTTTCTTCATCTTCACGAAAAGATTGCGCACGTTCGGCATCATGTTTTCGCGAAGGACATCCACTTCTTCATTAAGTAAATGTCGCTCAATGGCTTTGTGGACGCCAGTACCTCTGGTCGTCGCTTTGCGCGAGATCTCGTTGGCTTTTTCTTCACCAACTCTTGCGCGCCACTCCATGAGTTCTTTCTTTTTATAGTTTGAAAGAACGGTGGTGACAGAAGCATATTTCTCACCAGTCGGAGTAACGTAACAGCGAGCGCCATCAACATTCTCTTGTACTAGTTTCGGAAAGTCATGATGTATATGATTAAACATGAAAGATACTCATAAAGGACGACACTCTATTGTAACATATTATACGTTACAAGTCAAGTATTTTTTACCAACGGAACAACATTCACATCAGTTTCCGAGACGTATTCTTTTCGTTCGTACTTTTCTGTTGCTATTAAGAAATCCTTAACAAGAGAAGAACGAACAATATCTTCGGTTGTAAACTCTACGCTGGTGAAAGAAGCCATGAGTTTTGCAATCTCGTGGAACTTCTTTAGACCAGATTTGTCCTTGTTGTTTCGATACAAGTCAGTCTGTCTGTAGTCGCCGCAGAAGATAATCTTCGAACGATGACCCACACGAGTCATAATCGTAGACAATTCTTCAAACGTCATATTCTGACATTCATCTACGATGATCACAGCATCGTCAAAACTCATACCGCGAATGAAACTAGTAGAGATGAATTCAATACGACCACATTCTTTCAATGCGTCGTATGCATCACGTCTGCCGAATAGAGTATGGCAGATCTGCATATAAGGTTGTTCGTACAGACTCATCTTTTCCTCTACGGATCCTGGAGTGAAACCCAGATCGCGAGACTGTACTGCTGAACGAACGATTACAACTCTATGGAATGAAGAAGTTCTATCCAGAACCTCTTGAAGTGCTTGATAGCAAGCAATGAATGACTTACCTGTACCAGCGGAACCGTATAGCATAACGAAATAGTCGCCACGTTTATATGCTTCGAAAAACTTAGATTGATTATCGGTCAGCGGTTCAAATTGTTTTAGTTCAGCCGCTTTAATTCGTTGAGGTTTTTTCTCGACTTGTGGGTCAGAAAATTCTATGAACGTATTAGAGTTTTTCTTTTTTGACATTTACCCTCGCTTTCCAAGATTGCGAACTTTTTCGCTGTGCTTCTTGATGATCTCTTTAGTCTTAATATCTTTCGTGCTCTTACGAAGATACTTATCGGCTAATGGGCTTGCTGGATGTTTCTCAGCAACTTTAGACATTACTTCTTTCCAAGTATTGTCTGTCTTGATACCATCGCTTACGGTTGTGCCATAGAGTAATGGTGGCACAGTGCCGTGGTATCTTTCTAGATGCGGGTTGTCTGCCTTAAACTGATCGTAGGCAGACATTGACATGGAGTGTTCTTCAATTTTACCAGTATTGGTATTCAAGAATTCATAAGTTGGCATAAATTACCCAGTGTATCGTTTAGACTTCCCGTCTGGTTTAACATGATGTGCATTGAAGCGAATGTGTGGAAACTCATGCTTCAATTTTAAGAAGTGATGCAAATTATGTTCACTATCATCGTATAGCGAAACGTGAGAATAATTACCACTCTTTAAGTGGTCGCGTATAATGCTTGCCTTCTTTTCGGCAACCGTACCATCTGTCTTTAAATTACCTGCGCGATGAACGTGGATATTGTCGATGTCCACACCATGCTTACGGAATGTTCCAAGAAACTTATCTCTATCGTCGAAGTCGGCGCGAGCAGTATTGATAATGACCTTGCCGCCAGTTGCCTTGGCTTTTGTATGCAATTGCTTCATCTTGTGAAGCATACGCTGGTTTGGTTTGGATTCCGTATCAAATTTCTCTGCTGAACGGAATTCTGTATAGTCGTAATGATGCCCAGCAGGAAGTTTATGAGTATTGTATTCGGAATTGGTAAGAGAGCCGATGTGCTTCTTACCTTTCATTACTCGAATCTTTGCGGTTGTATGAAACAACGTGTCGTCTACGTCGAAGACGTGTAGACCACGGTTATGAGCAACTTCTTCTTGTATAAAATCGAGGAATTTCTTCATCCTCTTATTTATACCAAGAAGGGATCTCTCTATTAGTCCATCGCGCAAAACGTTTCTTGTAGACTCGATAATAGTTTTTATATGCAGTGATCGAGTCTCCAGGAACCTTCACATCTTCTGGCATGGCTTGTGGCGGCTCGGAAAATAATCCTGTTCGAGGGATGTTATCTGGGGCGAAACTCAGTTTCTGAATGACTAGCGACGACTTGTGTTGTTTGTCAGTCGTGCCGCCATAGCGATGGCGATATTCCTGACAGAGTTCAGAAGCCATGTTCCAGAGCCACTGGTAGTGATCGAAAGACTCGCGAACCCAAATAGCAGAAGGATGATTCCAACTCACTGCATGGTACATGGTATCTTCGCGATACTGATCTAATTTCCAGCGATGAACTTTACGATTGTTCTTGCTCTTGATGAAGTATTGATTGCCGTCAAGAATGCGATGTGCCGTTGAAAGCAATTGCGCATACTCAACGATCATCTTGACGACATGTTTGTCGCAATGCTCTTGAGCGCAGATCTTCGTATCACGATTTAGATAAAAGATGTTCATGTACCACCTCTAACGTTCGATCCTTATCGTCCCAAAATTCTTCAATTGCTCGTTTAGCATATTCAAGTTCAACATATTGACCAAGAATCAATTCCTCGGCAGCATTGATGGGAATTTTTGCAGCCCAGATGATTGTATGCACGACATTGTACGCATGACCTACGATCAATCCATTATGAGACTGATGATAGTAATGATTGTTTTTGTCGGCAAGACGCCACTGACGACTTATCAATTGAGTCTCCCAGTATTGGCATAGTCAGAAAATTCTCTCACCAGATCACGACTATCGGAAATGGTATCGACCATTACGTTATACTCTTCAGGATTGAGTGTAGATTTATACAGCATCATTGCTAACTTCGTCATGATTGCAGCACAAGCCATCGGAGAAAAATTTTCATCAACAAGTTTATTCGTCAGCATCATATAAGATGCTTCTAGAGCCATCATTTCTTCGTCTGATGTATTAATTGTACTCATAAATCACCTTTGAGAAAAAGAAGGGGGGACCGAAGTCCCCCCCATAGAGGATATTTTTACAATCAACCAATACCCAGACTTGCCTTCAAGTCATTCAACTCAGCGTCGTCGATCTCAGAGATTTCGAGATCTGAATCCAGAATAGGAGTGACTGCGCTGACTGCTGCAGCCTTCTTCGACGCATTTGCCTTCACCGTTTTAACTGTGACGGACTTCATCGGCTTCGACTTACTCGGCTTCGCCGCTTTCGTGCCACGACGACCATTCTCGCCGATAGTGCACTCATTCGGATTCAACAGAGTGTAGCCGATAACCTTTCGCCCATTCTTCTGAACCTCGATCTCTGCGCCATACAGAGTTCGAAGACCGTAGAAGTAAACAGGAACTGACGACTCACGAACACCAAGAGCCTTCGCAGCCTCGCTACGAGTGACGCCCTTGCTGCCAGCAGCCTTCAAGAGAGAAAACAACATATAACCTTGATGATTAGCCATTTTAAATTACCTCACAAATTACATAACAAAACATAAACGAACAAAATAAGTATAACATATTACACCTTACAAGTCAACCATCGCAAGAATTACAGGTACTGCAACGGATTTCGTTGCCGCAAGAACGCGAGTGCTTCTTGCTTGCTACCAAACTTGCCACTGATCGGAGTCTGATGCCGACCACGGACGATGTACCAACCGCCTAACAGTCGATTGAATACAACTTTCATTAAGCCACCACTGCTTCGGTTTGGGCTTGTTCTCGCACGAGCCACTCGCGGAGGCGAGTCCATCGTGCTTTCTTACCGTCGGTCAGAACCTTACGAGCCAGCACCGCATCGACGCGAGCGATCGCATCGGTGTGCGTAACCAAACCAGTAGAGACTAGAGTCTTAATATCGCTGACGCTCGCCAGCGCAAGAGGATTAGCAGCGTTCATAATAATTCCTTTGTCAACCTTATACAACAATTCTACCTTACACCAAGAAGAAAGGCAAGGGGAAAAACCCCTTGCCGATCAATTACTTACGAGTTCATCGCAGCAATTTGCTCAGGCGTGTAAACCGTAACAGGGCTGGCTTTGCGCTGGTTCTTGCGAATGTTCTTCGGTGCGCTTGCTTTCATACGCAAGTCAGCCAGACGAGCCTCCGCTTTCGCGATACGATCAGCCACTCGCTGGGCTCGCTTCGCCGCACGTGCTTCCTTCACAGCGCGACGATGATCTTCCTTCACGACGCGATTAATCTGCGTCTCGCGACGAATCTCAGCGCGCAATGCCTTCTGCATCGCACGCGATGCCTTAATCGCGTCCCGAGTCGCCTTCATGGCGCCGATCATATCCTTCACAACCTGACGCTCACGAGCCAGATTCGCCTTCATTTGATTTAATGTATAACCCATAAAAATATACCTTTTTCCTATTCGGGGCGGGACCTATTTCCCAACCCCATAAGACTATTATCGCTGAAATGGGCTCAGATGTAAAGCGAAAAAACTCTTGTAAAATCAACAACTTACGAAAGCCCCAGATCGGGGTAAAAACCCTAATAGAATCAACAACTTACGACAGCCCCTATAAAGCCTCCTCGACCGTTATAGGGGGGCTGGGCTTGGGGGAGGGGTAGGCTAG